ACTGCTCGATGGCTTTTTGCTGATATGGTCGGAGTGTAGTCACTTGTAGTTGGTTTGTAGTAGGTTTTTTGCAAGATAAGTTACTACAAAAAAACGGCCTTTGCAATATCGTGAAGGGCGTTTTTTGGATTTGTAGTAAGTGTAGTAAGACTTTTTAATAAAAAAGAGTATGTATTATATGATGACGATATGAATAATATTTACACGCATATAGGGTTTCAAAAGTGCGTTTGTAGTAACTACATCTTACTACAAAATTGGGGCAATGTACGTTTCCAGATCGCTGGGGCATATTTGCCATTTTTTGATTGGACACTTCCCTGCTTCTTCCCTGCGACTTTGTTGGATGTAACCGAGTGCTTTAAGCTGCTGGCCAATCTTGTGGAGGCTCAACGACTGCCGTGAATTCATGTCAATGTATACTTTTATTTCGCTGGTCGTCATCCATTTGTGAACGCTTGTTGACGGTGACTTGAAGTATTTGACTATAAGCTCGCGCTCAAGACTCGGCTGCTCGTTGTCCATAGTGTTGTTGTTGAGGTACGCCGTGTCCTGCTGATCTAAATACCACGCCTTTGGGTTCGCCTTCCACTCGTTGTATATCTCCATCCACAGGTCAATTTTGTCAATCGCCTCGTATGCGTCCCAGTCAATTTTCAACACGTCAATCGGCACGATACGCCTATTACCAGTAGGGTCGTTTATAATTTCCGCCTCGTTTGATGTGCCGCATAATACAGCTACACGCCGCAGTTCTTCGTGTACCTTGCCATAGGGTTTGCGAATGGTAAAGGTTTGCCGGCTGGAAAGCTCTTTTAGCTTCTTGGCCTCCTGCTTGCTCTTGCCTCCAAACTCATCGTCGCAGAGGATTATCTTTTTGCACATGAGGATTTCATCATCCTTTCCGGCATCGAGTTTTGATTCGCCGTAATACGAGCGCAGTTCTTCGGGTAGCAGGTATCGGAAGAAATTGGTCTTGCCGATGCCTTGCGCTCCTGTCAGCACAAGGCAGATGACCGAGTAGTCGTAGTGCATGGATGCGACTACGCCATGTAGCCATTTTTTAAGGAAATTAGCGACGTAGAACGGATCATGACCTTTTGCGTGTATACAGTCCACCAACTGGATGAAGTTGCCTCTCGGTTGACGTGAGGCGTGTTTAGCGAAGAACTCCATGAATGGGTTGTAGCGCGATGTATTTTCACTGTCAATAATGTCAAAGACCAGTTGCTTTTTCACCTTTGATCCGTAGGCGTGAACGGCTTGCAGGTAGATTGTGTTCAGCTCTCGGTCGGTCACTGGCTCTCCTGCTTTCTCGTAGTTGCGTGTTATTTCATTCATGCGGATGTTGATGCCTCCGATAAATGTTTTTAGAGCGTCGAGCATCTCATCCGCGCTTGGCTTTTCGATGTCTTTTTCTTCCAATGCGAAAGCCTGCGTCACGCGTTCTTCTACGTCTTCAAGGCCGTCTACTTCGGTGAGGTAGCTTATGGTTTCCTTTCGTGCGTCGTCGGTAGACCTGAAGCCACCAGCGACGCCAACGCGTGCGCGGTTAATGAGCGACATGCGTTCAATGCGCTTTGTCTGCTCGGTCTGCGTTTCTACGCCAGCGGCGCGCGCCATGTAAACGAGTGTCGCGAATGTTATCTCGCGTCGCGACGAGCGTTGCAACTCTGCGTATTTAGCGTCGCACTTCTGCGCGTTGTACTTGGCGCTCATCTGCGACAGTGTATGGAAGTGATCCAGTCCTTTCGGATCGTCTTTGTACTTGCTTATCAAGGCGCAGCCGACGCGATACCAGTCTTGATAGCCTTCGCATAGGTTTATGTTGCGGCTTACGATTTGCGCGATCATGTAGTCGCTATCTGATTCGTTGCCGACGTACTGCGCACGCACAGGCGCTGATGGCTTAGGTAGATAATCTTTGAAGCGTGCCGGCTTTTTCTCTGCGATGTATAGGTCAGGATCGTAGCTGACGTAGCGCAGGCGTGTCACGTCTTTGCAGGCGCGGTCTACTATCAACTCATACCTGTCGGCGATGCGCTTTTCAAGGCCGAGGTATGCGTCAAGGTGTCTATTTGGATCGATAGGGAAGATGGCGCAGTAGCCTTTTCCTCCTGCTGAACGGAACATGGCGTATAGCAATGGGTCGTATCGCAGCTTTGCCGCGCCTTCTTCGATGTTTGGGTTGTCCTGTTCGTCTATGTCCATGCATATGAAACCGCTATGCTGTATGAGCTGATCGGACTTGCGCGCTTTGAACTCTCCGCTCGTTGTGAAGGCGGGTAATTTATCTTTGGTTGTCTTGCCGGTTCGATATGCGAGGATGTGATCCTGCCATCTGCCGTCTTTAATGTTGGCAAGCACGGTGTTTAGGTCGCCTGAATTTATCGGCGTTGTGTTGCGGTGGCTATCAAAAATTGATACTTTGATTGACATGAAGATTGTTGATTTTATGGGTAGAAAAAAATACCCCGACTGGTCGAAGGCAGTCGGGGCAGGCCAAGGTAGCGGCTTTGCTTACGTCATTGATTGGCTTCGACTCCGCTCTCTGACTCTGGTACAAATATACAACATTAAGTCATATTGCGACCTTTCGCATTGCATCAATCAATCCATCCATCACCACGTGACCAGTGCCAAAGTCTGTGTTTTAGAATTTCCCATCCCAAAGCCCAAAATGAATTGGCCACATAATACCCGGCCTCACATTCCATTCTATATTTTCTCTTGGTCATTTTTGGTTTTGTTTTGTCAGATTGATAGGTCATATTTTGACAAGTCATATTTTGACAAGTCATATTTCGTCCTTGCCAAGCTGCTTGCATCCCCGCAGGTCGTGTTCATCTGCGACATTTCGCATCGCGTCAATGACCGAGTTGTCCATGTACGTTGCGGCGATCGCAAGGTCATAGAACATCTGCACCAGCTCGGTAGCGGTCATGTCGCTGCAGTCGCGCTCAATGCTTATCCTCCTGTCATCAACCTGCAGGCTTAACTTTAATCCCATATCAGAACGGCAGGTCATTGCTTTCGGCTTTGAGGTTCAACTGATTGTGCGATTCTGACTGCGGCTTGCCAGCGTAGTAGTCTGCGCTGTTGGGTGAGTGCTGCTGCTTTACCTGTGCGTTGCCGGCAAGGAACTCGCCTTTTGCGCCTTGCTTGCGCCACAGCGATACTTGATACTCGACGCCGTTAAGGAGCAGGTTACCCTTCCAAGAAGGTGCGTTGGCGTTAGCCGATTGGTTCGTAAAGAGGCTTATGTCGCCGTCTTTCTTTTGGTATGTACTCATAATTTGGTTTGGGTTTAGATTGTTTTTTGGGTTAAGGTTGCAAAAATAGTGGTGGTGCGTTCCATTCCTCGCATTCGTTTTCGAAGGCGGTATCGTAGAAGAAGTCCAGCGGTGTCTGATCCAGCCACGCCTGTGCGCTCTCGGCTTCAGCGTCGCTCATGACGGCTTTCTTCCACTCGAACAGCACTGGCGGAATTTCCCCAACTTTGACTTCGGTTGGCGTCATGTCCTGTTTTATGTACTTAAAACTTGACAAATAAGCGTCGAGGATGTCGATGTCGCCTGTGCTGTCTTCTGTCCAATTGGTCGATTCGTACTCGATGTGAACCTCGATGTCGATGCGTCCACCTGCGTGTGGAATGTCGTAGTGTTGCGAAAATTTGCGTTCTATGCTCATTGGTCACCTCCCTGTATTTTATCACGCATCCATTTTGCGCCAACAGTAAAGAAGAGTCTCTCCGACCACATATCTTTTTCATCAATAGGGATGTGTTCATCTCTGCCTTGCCCTATTTGCTCGTCCGTTGGCAGTTCAATGGGGGTTACATAATCGTCAATGTATTGCATAATGTGTTTTGCGTCTATCATTGACACCTCGCATTTTTCAGCGGCAGTTAAAAACATTTCTTTTGTGTATAGTTTCATAGGTCGGTTTGGTTTAGTTTGGACATCATTGCGACGCACTTGGTGCGTTCTTCGGTCACGCCAAGGTTGTAGGCGTTCTGCAGGTCTTGCAGTGCGCTCCGGTACGCCTCCGCCCAGACTGGGTAGAGGCGCGCCGAAACTTCGGGCGATACATTTTGGAAGAGCTGGCCAACAAGCGTCACGATCTTGCCCAGCTGCATGTTGTGGTGTATGAGCGACATCATAGCTTCGTCGCGTTCAAATTGTGTCATCGAAATGTAACGGTTAATGTAGTTTTGGCTGGCTTCACTGGTACCACCGGCACAACTTCGCCAGTGTTGGGATCGACGATGGCGGCGGTGTCTGCCATCTTAAACGCTGTTTTTACTAACTCGTGTCGTGCTTTGAGGCGGTCTGCCAATTCAACGCAGACTGGATCGTGGTTGAAGTCCGGCATGTCACGCGGCTCGCGTAGCTGAACGCTTGCGCCGTGGAATTTGAACTCGCCCTTGCCGTAGGTTGCGGCGCTGTCTTTGGCCACTTCCTCGGTGAGTTCGATTATTGCCTCCAGCGCTTTCACAACCGCCTTGCAGCGGATGTGAACGGAGAGCGGATCGACGTGGCCATCCATGACTTCAGCGGTGACGTGGTTGACAAACGCCTCTATTTCGGCTTTGTCGATGTTTGTTGGAAGCGTCAGCATTGGTCGCCTCCTTTCAGTGCGTTGATGAAGGCCTCTCTGTCCTTCAGCTGCGAAGACTTAAAGCGCATCTTCATCTGGTGCAGTTCGTAGTTGAAGCGGCCACGCTCCTCGCGTTGCTTGATGCTGAACTTGCTTAGTTCAAGCTTGAATTGTTGGTCTGTCATTGCCTTTTTTGGCAGTGGGGTGAAGGTGATTGTTTCGTTGGTCATTGGGTTGGTTATTTGGTTATACGGAGATTTACTTTGTTGCGGTTCTTGTAGTTGTAGATTTCTTCAATTTGCGCGATTTGCTGCTTGACTGTCACCTGTGGAGTGAACTGGTCTTTTAAGTACGTCAATTTTTGAATAAAAACATCTACATCGAAATCAACATTTTGAAGGCATTTTAAGCAGGCAGTCCACATAGTTTTACGCATAATGTTTGTCAACGCGTTAATTTTTAATGCTTTGCGGACTAATTCTTCTACCTCTTTTTTATTTGGTATTTGTAATGTGCCTTTTATAAAAGCGTATTGTTTGCGCTGACCATGATTGCCTTTTTCGCATGCACACAAAACATTCAAAAGTGTAAGGTTGTACTGGTTCATTAGGTATTTGATGAAAATGTAATTGTCATTTTCAGCAGCACAATGAGATTCTAAAATGTCAAGGTAACTCCATTTCTGTTTAATCTCATTGTGACGTTGTGCCTCTTGCAAGCCTGCACCTACATTAACAATGTAATTAACAGGCAATTCAAGTTCTTTTAAGGCTTCAATTCGGTGTTGGCCGTCAATGATTTCATAGTGTTCATTGACTTCAATGAACGTAGGCAACAGTTGTTTTTGCATGCTTTCTACAATTCGCTTGACGTGATTAGGTCTGACTGGTCTATTGCCGTTCAGTTTTCTAAATTTGTTGTAATCGGTAGTGGATTTAATTAAATGTGTCATTGTTTTTGGTTGGTTTAAAGGGTTTTGAAATAATTGATGATGTTGTTTAGCTTTGATTCCAGTACGTTGATGCGGTGGGTCAACTGGTCATTTGCAGTTACGATAGGTTGCTCCTGCTCTCGCATAACTGATTCGGTGAATAGCGTTGGTTGCACGATGTCCTGTGGCTTAATTTTTTTGCCTCTCTTTGGGTACTTATGCTGATAATCTTTTTTCAATTGCGTTAGTTCTTCAGCCAGTTCAGCGATTACTTTCTTTGGATTTTTGACCTCAATAAATATTAGCCGATTTTGTGACCTTTCGGCTAATCCGTATTTGATAAAGAAATGAATCGCCTCTGATGTCATCCCATCTCTATCCTGCCCTGCAGAAGTTGTTTTCAGACATTCATAGGCCTCGTCTATCGTCATAGAGTTTCGATTGCGTAATGCAGTGTAAAACTGATTTGCTTTAATGTTGTACTTTTCTGTTAGTGTTAGGTTCATTGGTTGGGTTAGGTTAAAGGGTTGAAAGGTATTTGATTCCGGATTCGTACTTCACCGCATCCCAGCTCTCGCGCGCCTCCAGCTTGTAGCGCTCTTGCGGATTGCTGACCTTCTGCATTAGCAGCTGGCCATACCTTACGCGGAGTTCTGCGAGTAGCTGCTCTTTTTCGATAGCCATAGCGACTTCATCAGCGCTGGCGATGCTGGTGTCAAGGCCGATGCCGAAGTTGGCAAGCGCCCTGCCCCAAGCCGATGTTTCGCAGTTCTCGACGTAGCTGGTCTTGTTGATGGCTGAACTTGTGCGGTCTTCCTGCGCCATTCCGCTGGCGACGATGCGGCCATTAGCGTCGGTGATCAGCGCGTTCAGCACGCAGAAGTCAGGTGTCAGCTGCACGACTTCGGTGGTGAGTGCATGGTCTGCGAAGTGAGAGCGGAAGTATTTGAGGCGCTCGTTGACTTCAACATACGGCTTGCCTTTAATGTTGGTTGTTTTGAATTGATGCATTGTGTTTGGTTTGGTTTGTTGATTGGTTGACAGCGTAGTTCAACGCAGCGCGGATGCTGCCAAAGCGCGCGCGGCATAAGGTGAGGGTGTCAGCCTCGCAGTAAACGGAAGTAAGTCGCATTTTAGATTGGTTAGAAAGTGTAGGTGTCATCTTCTTCGTTGAGTTCATTGGTATTTTTTAGGTGCGCTAATATACATAAATAAATAATAGGTATTGAACAAAATATCAAGTACCACCACCACTTGTGGTGGAAGTCAGCCATCAGGTAAACCATTGACAGCAAGGAGGGAAGGAGGAGGAGGATGTTGCTCATTCGTAGTCATTGAAAATAGACACCATGTTTGTTAAGGTTACCTCGTAGCCAAGCCATACCAGCACAGTATGCATATCTCCAACGCGTAGTCTTGTCCAAAACTCCTCGGCTTTTAAAATGTCAATGAGGCTGTTGCGCATACATAGGTCAACGGCGTTTAGTCGCTCGAGCGCTTCAGGTGTTAGGCGCTCGTATAGGTTTTGTCGTTGCATAGTTATAGTTGGTTTAGTTGGTTGTGACGTGCTTGCAGGTATCGGCCAAACAGCTCGTAGTTAAACGTTAGCGGCCGTATTGTTTCGGAGTGCGACGGTGTCGCGGTTGTGGCCAGCATGTAGCGGATGTGGCGATGCCACGCGTAGAGGTAAGCAGGGATGAAGTTCATTGGTTGGTTGGGTTAAAGGTTGGCATTGGTAGAGGTGTTGATGAGCGTTGGAAGCGGATGAAGCGAAACCAGTCGCGGTGTTGGCTGCGGAAAAGTGCGTCTACAATTTGACGTGTTCGCGTCGAGTTGCTGTTCGGCTGGAAGGGATAGTCGGCGTGCATTGCGTACATGCCGCTCGGCAGCTTGTGGATGTACGCAATAACGATATTACCGTTGTCCATCGTGATTGGCGTGTGGGTAATGATTTCGTGATTCATAGGGTAGTTTGGTTTATAGGGTTGGAAGTGAATGATTTTTCATACATAATGTGTGTTTTTTGGTGGTTATGAATGATTTATTGCGCGTTGGTGAGCCGCGCCCCTCGGTGGGTTAAGCTAATCTTCTATATGTGTCCCACTCAATACGGCCTGTTTTGCGGCACATACCTTTTCCGATCACAATTTCGTACGGAATCGACGTCAATTCTAAACATTCGCATTTTACCCACGAATTGGACGCTGTGTACCATTCTACTTGCGCCCTGTTCTTTTCTGTGTCCAATGCAATTACTCTGCCTATGCGACCTACAACGTAGTCGCCTTTAGAACGTACTACCTCTGATCCGATCTCGAATTTGTTTTGTGTTGTGTTTTCCATAATTTGGTTTTTTTGGTGGTTGATTGTATGCAAATATACATACATATATATATACGAACCAAACTTTTTTTATTTTTTTTTCTGCGTTTTTAGCGCGCAAACGCACTTTTGGACAAAACTTGTCCAACGCCCCCGATTTACAAGCCTTGATTTTCCGCCGTTACCTCAACCGTGCGAACAAAACGACGCTGGCCACCAGTCCCAAAATCGCCCCGACAAGCAGTATCGGCCACCTGCTTTTGCGCTTCTTCGGCTGCACGACAACGGTGCGCTCTACGATTGTCGTATCGCGCAAAATTAGCCTCTCTACGACCGTATCTCTGCGTAGGCGTATGACAATGCCACTACCTGAATTTGCGACGCTTAGAACGCTTGTTTTGGCACTATCCCGCAAGGCGAAGCGGCGTACCACTCCTGCGCTGTCGCAGAGGTCGGGAAGCGTTAATTCGGTCAAACTGCCAGCGGTCACGACTTGCCGATCCGTATGCACGATAGCGCTCGTGCGGATCACCTCCGCAGGTTTCCGGCAGCAACCGAAAAGCAGAAAGCTAAATATGAGCGTATTCTTTGACGGCATCGAAGGAAGGGCAGGCTTTTGCGACCTTGGGGAAGTCCCTGTGACCGAGAATCTTGGCAGCTGGGTACTTGGCACGCCACTCGTGCAGGACTTGTGAGAGCGCGTCTTTTTGCCCTTGCGTGCGATTGTCAACGGCATCGCCTCGGCTGTTGATACCACCCACATAGCTGATATGCAGGCTTACGGAGTTGTAGCCAGCGACGCCATTGCAGACTGTTTCATCCGGTGCAAGCGTCACGACTTCGCCATTGGCTTTGACGACCTTGTGATACCCGGGTGACTTCCACTTTAAATTCTCACGCCAATAGCGCTGAATGGCGTCAATGTTCGTGCTGTGCGGTGTCGCCGTGCAGTGGACAACAAGGTATTTAATGTTTCTCATAAGGTCACAAAACTAAATATCAAAGTGTGATTTTTTGCGCAAAGTACCAAATTCAGTGCCTTGCGCACATTTTCTCGCTATCGGGTGCTGGTCGTCGTGAACGTCGCATCAATGACGCGGGTTTCTATTTTTTCATTTACAATCTTCACTAAGCTCAACTTCATCCAGTAACCGCCAAGCGGCTTCGGAGGTCTGCCTCTCTCAACGTGGAAGCCACCCACTCCGCCTGCATATTCCTCCTTGTACGTCGCAGTGCGTATTTGATGCAGTGGCCGCTGCCTCATCATGTAGTTGCTTCGGTTGAGGTAGCTGATGACGTTGACATGGTGGTACAGCTCGTGGACGTGACCTTGCCATGTGCAGTCGTAGCCTTCCACCATTGCCATGATCCTTTGATCTTGAATAACGCCCTTGGTCACTACGCCGCCTCCTCCTGATCCGTGGAAGTAGTGCATCGCAAAGCGTGTGTAGTGGGTGGTGTTCGGTGAATGGGCAAAGCCAAACAGTATCGCGCCGCCGTAACCGCCGAGTTGAACGTCACTTCCGCACTCGTGGTTTAGAAGCGTGACGAACATCTGCAAGGCGTCGAACTCAACATTGCGGATCACGCTTGTTTCGTGGTTGCCGTAGCCGATCAGCGCGATGTGCTTGGCGTAGGGTTTGAACCACTGCACCGCGTCGTTTACGACGGCTTGGAGGTAGTTGCCTTTATTATGTTCTGGCCGTATCTCATCCTTTCCCCTGCGAGGATCGCCTCTGCCCTGCATGAGGCAGAACGTGTCGCCGTTCATGATGATCTTTGCGCCTCTGCGCACGGCTTCGTCGAGGTGGCTTTTCAACAGGTCACGATCGCACTTCGGGTTGTCCCAATGCAGGTCGCTGACCAGCAGAAACTCCGCCTCCTTCCCTTCGCAGTCGAAGGTGTGAACATTCGCTGCGCGTCGGGTTATATTCATACTATTGGTTTGGTGGTGTGCTTTTTAGCAGCTTCATGATGCGCACCTCCAGCACCTCCGTGATCTTAACACCTGAAAATCCGACGATGAAGGCGAGGCCGTACTCAATGTTGGGCGCTTTTATGTTCAGTATTCCAATGATGACTGGCGCGATGTAGGTGGCAGATAGCGTGCCGCTAAGCACGGCGATCAGCTGCATTTTCCAGTTCTTCATCTTGGGAGCCAGCAGTAGTGCGCCGAAGAAGCCGGCGATAGTTAGGCCGAGGTTGATGCCGATGGATTTGAGGAAGTCGATCATTGTTAATCTTCGTTTAGTGTGTTAGATACGTCGTCGCGCTCGGTGTAGTCCTTGCCGTACTGGTCATCCCAGCCGAGGAAGGTATGCACGCCTATTGGCGGAGGCCAGCACTCGAAGGGAAGGTAGGTCGGATCAGGCTCTCCATCCCAAAGGATGTCGACGCAATATGTACCATCAATGATGCCCAGCGGCACTACGAAGCCTTGCGGCACTGGTAGCGCTGTGAATGTCGCTTCGTTGGGGAAGGCGTATTTGCGAAAGGTCGGCATTTATAGTCGGGTTAATTCGGCGAGTTGGTCGTTAGATAGCCGTGTTGTGTAGAGTGCGGCGGCGCGGATGCGGTCGTTAAGTTGGGACAGCCCTTGAAATGTTGAGCCTAAATTTAATTTATTGCAAGCTGGTATTGTTGCCGTTAAATTTGATTGCACGTTTACGCTATTTATATACAACACGCACCCGCTTGTGCTATACGCTAAAGCTAATTTGAGCGTTCCAAATGTAACATTGCCAGTAAAAGATGCTTGCTCTGCTGATGCTGCCGTTACCCTTGTTATTATTGTTGTATCGCTACCAAAAGCAATAAGTATTCTATTTAAAGCAGTGTTATCAGTTAACTCTATGACCCTTAAAGCCGTTTTAGCTCCTCGCTGAAAATCCACCTCCGCATACACCGTCCCCTCCATTTGCCCTATCAACCCACTCACGAGCGCCCCCGATGCGCTGATGACATCAGCGGCACGGCTTCCTGCTCCTGTCGTTGTGGGGATGTAGGTGGTCGCGACGCTGCCTGTTTCGAGCTGTGCGCCCCAAATGTATGCAGTTAAGTTGAGCGCGCCCGATGCGGGAAAAGACACATCCCCGTTGCCTTCTGCCATACTAAATATAAGGTTACCACTCAAATCGCCTGATGCAATAGTGTATGGTGCTGAAATAAGCCTATACCATCCATCTCCGTAATCTTGAACGCTTGCCCCTGCTGTTAATGCCGTGCCGCTGGCAAGGCTGAAATATGAAATTGATGTGCCGCTTCCCCCTGTGTACGCCGTAAAACCAATAGCGCAAAAATTGAGAGGGTTGGTCGCTCCTGCCTTTACAAATAAACTAAAAGTATGCTGTCCTGCCGCAGTTACTGTCACTCCTGTGCCACCATAATAAGCGTACTGAGTGTTACCAGAGGCCGCACCACCAACGTACTTGGTTATGCTTCCGCTTGTTCCATCGGGTGCAAGAAAATCCGTGCTTCCTGTTGTTATCGTCATTCCTCCCGATGCCGCTGGCGTGTCCTGACCCGTCATAAATTGCACATTCCGTGCAAAATTCGTCGCACTCGGCTCAATCAAAGCCGCAGGGCAACCTCCGCCTATCGGGTAGTCCAAGCGAAGCACTCCCGAAGCCACACTCTCAATCAACCCGCTGCTATTTACGCGCGTCGCCGTTGTGTTGCGGCTCACGGTGAAACGCATCGTGCTGTCTTCCGCGACAAACGGCGGCACGTCTTGGTACAAGTTCCCCGCCTTGTAAAACTGCGGCACGATCAGCAGCGAAGGCGTGAACGGCAGTCCGTCCGTGTAGACCTCTTGACCTCGCGACACAAGGCAGCTTCCTGCCCCTGCGTTTTCATCTTCGACGCTTGCACCTGCGCCCTTTGCGCCTTCAAGCGCTGCCGACCACTGCGTTTTGTAGGGATTCGTGCCGTGCTGTGATATGAACGGCAATCCGTAGCCGATACCTAAAGCCATTAGATTGCGCTTACAATACTGACACCCTGCATCGTGTAGCCAATGACGCTGCCTGCGTTCAAAGTCACCGCTGCAATTCTTCTGCCATTGTTGGCGGCTATAATCATTCCCGCGCTGAATGCCTGCCCCGATGCAAATGACCCGATGCCGCCAGCACTTACTGCCGTCATCATGTTGGTGCCGTTGCTATCCGTTAGCGTCGTGAACTTGGCTTCTTGGTTGACAATCAGTACGTCGTACGTCCTTCCTGTCACCAGTGTGCCTGATGCATTGGTCGTGTTCAACACCTCAGCGGTCATCCCTCTGCCAATCAGCGCATCCATTTGTTGTCCTACGTTCATTGTATTTTCTTTAGTTGTAAATATCGTTTTGCCTAATTCTATGCAATTCTGCAATTGCGGTTTTAACTTGTTGGTATCTGGCAGACGTTGCGTGAAAACGGCAACTCAAACACGACCGTCGCCTGCCATCCTGCGACCTTGTCATCCCTTGCCTCCACGAAGCGCGTAGCACTCACCGCGCCTGTGATCGTGTAGTCGCGGTCAGGATCATCGGTGAACTCGGCGACGAAGTCCTGCATGATGCGCAGCGTGTCGCTTAACACCTCATCCTCGTTATCCGTCCACCGGTAAACCACGCTGCCACTTATGGTCGCGTCCACGCCGCGTAGGTCTGCCACCCTGTCCATCACAAGCACGCTGACGGTTAGGTTGGTAGCACCCATAGGCATTGACGCGCTCTGCGCATCAACGAATAACAGCGGGTAGATAACCCTATCCCTGTCGGTTGTCCGCAGGTTGATCACGTTGTCCGTGCCGATCGCCAGTGGATCGCCGAAGCCCACCGCGTTGATCTGCAGGTGCGACTCCGCGAAAGCTATCAGGTCGTTTTTGATCGTTACCCAACTGCTCATAGAATGTCTTTAGTTTGTTTACGTTCTTCGAATGTGCCATTAAAAGTAGTTGCGTCTGTTTTCCGGGTAGTCCAGCGGATCGCGATACCTGCCCCTGCGACCAAGCACCATCCCTGTCTGATACGCACTGTTGGCCGGGTAGATCGTGTCAATCGCAACTGGCGGGTTGTCGAACAGCGGGAACAGTGTGTGGTTCTCCTGAAGGTAGCGCGTGATGCGCTCGGTGTACCACTCCGCATCATCGCGGCTTTTGTCCATCAGCCGCGTCATCTCACGCTCGCTCATGCTGCTCGATTCCGTGCTGCTGCGCCTGTCCATCCCTTTATTCATAAACTTAAACGCCAAAACCATCGGCAGTTCAAAGTACATCCACTGAATTATCGCTGGCTGGATGTAGGTCTGCATCAGCGTCGTGTTGTTAGCCGTCAGCGTTCCGGCAATGACCTGCGTCACCAGTTCCGCGTATAGCGCCGATCCCACCGCTGGCTGAATGTGCATCTCCTGCACTTTCACAATGGTTGGACGTAGCTGCGTGTAGCTTACGTTCTCGCTAATGACCGAATTTTCGATCAGCGTGTTTTCGCTTATAAATAGTGCCTTGCTCATTCGACGATTCTTTCAACTTGTGTACCTTTTTTGATCACCAACTGCTGCACCCACATGTGCCGGCAGCTTGGCCTGTGCCTGCCATCTTCCAGTGTCAGCCAGCCGCCTCTGCGCTCCCAGACGCTGTAACCCATCAACGCCGTCAGCTGGTTAATGTCGTCGCGCGTGTATAGGCGTGCGCTGCTCAAGTCCATCATAACTTGGCAGAACTTGCGGCTCTTATCGTAGCCGTCAGCCTTGCTCAACCCCCGATATTCTGGCCGCCAGTCGTAGCGGTAGCGCACCTCGACAATCGGCTCTGGAACTTTCTCCTCTTTGGTCGCCTCACCAATGCCGCGCTTCAATGGATACTTGTTGACTTGCAGAAGGTACTGGATGCGCTTGCGGATGCGCGCCTTACTCACCCCGAACTCCTTGGCCATTTCTTCAACCGTTGCATCCTCGCGTTTGCGCCTGTATTTTACGATTTTGTCGTCCAGCGCCTTATCTTGGTCGGAAACGGCAAACTGCATGAAGAACTCCGCCTCGCCGTATTCGTTGAAGTCCAGTTCGCGTTCTTGCAGCACCTCGAAGCTTTCACGCGCCTCACCGAACTGCTGGCCAACTTGCGCGAGGAACTCCAGCTCATCAGCTTCATCGGTGAACGCCTGCTCCTTGACGCCCAGTAGCTGGTCAACCTGTTCCGGGTTAAGGCCGAAGCCAGCCGTCAGCATCGTGCGCGCCTGTTCGAGTGTGACCTTGCCTTGGGAGTAGTGGCGCACAATACGCATCAGGTTTTGATACTGCCTGCCTGAAAGCGTTTTAATAGCTTCATTTACGCCTACGCTGGCTTCTACGGTCGTTTCACCTGCGTCGGGTGTCGCCTCTGCAAGTGGCTCGTAGCCTGCCTTTTCGCGTAGTTCGTCCTGCGTCAAAATCTGCATCAGCGCCTGTTCGGAGAGCTGCTCGGTGATCGGATCGAAAGGCTGCAGGTAGAGGCACTCGTAGCCGTTGAATGATGTTAGGTAGTTGATCATGCGCTCCACGATCAACACGCGATTCATGATGTAGGTGTTCTTGAACAGCTCGTAAGCCTCTGCCAGTTCCTTGCGGCCGCCAAGCTGCCCCTCTGTGCGAATGCCGAACAGCATTGGCGAGGTGACGTTGTGCGCTACAAAGATTTCCTCCTGAATCTGCTTGTTAAGCAGGTCAAACTGCTTATCCAAGTCCGAAGGCGTTAGCGACTGGATGCTCGGCGCATTTTCCTTGCCGGTGCTGAAGGTCAGCACGAAGCGCCCTGCGTTGTTTGCGCCGCTGAACTTGTTGCGCATCTGCCTCTCAATCTCTTGCTTTTCCTCGTCCGTCGGGATGCCATCAGCGAAGTTGATCATCTGCCCACCCCAAAACTGGTTGCGGATGTTGCTGATGTGGAACTTGGCAATCTCAACATCGCACTCAATGTATGCCAGCGCGCCCTGATAGTTTGGAAGTGGGTAGTGCTTGACCCCTGCTGCGTAGTGCCTGTAATAAAATAGCTGCTTGCCGACGCGGTTATTCGGGTCAAACTTGGGCATGCGCTCAACTTCCGCGCCCTTTGGGTACTGGCGGATCATGCGCTCATCGTACCAATCGGCAATTAGAAACATTGTGTCATCGAGCGACACGCGCACCTTTTCAAACGGCACGTGTTCAATAAACGCGATGCCGCCACCCCTGTTCCACGTCACTGCAAGTGCGAAGCCATTGAACAGCTCAAGATCCAAAACGAATTTTTGCGTCAGGTCGTTCAGGTCATCATCTTCGTTCACGTCAGCCATGAATGCCTCCGCCTTTGCCTGTTGCGCGACGGTAGTCTTATCTGCATCGACTGCCCAGCCTTTGCCAGCGATGTAGTTGCACTTGCCGTTGATGATGGCGTTGTGCTTGGCGCTTTTCTTGTATATGTCGAGCAAATAATATGGGTAGTCGTTCATCTCCCCAAACGTGTACAAGTCGTTAGCCTTCGATTGTAACATCAAAGGGTAGCGATAGTCTGCCTGTGGGATGAAGCTGAAATTGAGTTTAGTCATAAGAAACGTAGTCGATCGTGTTTGTTGTACTGGTGAAGCTGCCCTCCGTCGTTTCGATCATCGCAAGGCCTGTTTCAAGAACTCGCGGGTTCGTGGTTGGCAGCAGGAAGCGACGCATAGCACGCGTATGCCTATTCGTCTGCGACTTGTTATGCTGATTGAAATTACTGTTATTCATATCAATCGTGAACGCCTGCGTCGCTGATACCTGCGTGGAACTCCAGTAGCTTTGATTGACGAAGCTGCCAATGCCTGCACTGGCAAGGTTTGTATACATTTCGGTCAGTTCCTCCAACGACGGCAGGAACCAGTCGCTAAAACTGTTCAGCACCAGTTGATCTGCCAACCTTGCTGCGATGCCCGCGGTGGCGCAACCCGCGACAATAGATGCCGTGTTTATGACACCTTGACCAATCGCCTCGGGTGTCGCCCCTTCAGCTATCAGCGTCCCTTGGCAGCCCCACGGCGCGCTGCTCGACTGATCTACTGTCGCGGTAATGTAGGCATAACCGCTGTCGGTAAATGTGTACAAGCCGCCCTGCACGAAGTCACCAGCGGCGTAGGTTGCTGGGTTCTCCGTGACCTCGTAGCGATACTGCCCCTTCGTCAACGCGCCCAAGGTAAACGCGAATTTGTCGTAGCGGCTTTCGTAGCTGCTTAGGTTGTCAATCGCGTTCAGGTAGATGTCAGTGGCTTCCAGCGTCGCCAAGTTCGTCAGCCGTAAGCGGTAGACCGTCGCGCTGTTCGCACGCTCGGTCCACGTCACCGCTATCGTGTTGCTCTGGCTGGCCTTGAGGTATAGCATGAAGTTGTTTTATTGAAATATCCCTTGCCACGTTTTTGTACAAATTGAACCTGCGCCGCGTGATCTCATCAATGTCAAAGCGCTTCTGCATCTTCGCTGTCAGCCTGTCTGCCATCTCACGCACCATCGCTGGCTCGTTGATCATTGCCTTCATCGACTTGTACCACTTCTTCGGTTGCTTTTCGTCAACAAGCACGCCATCCCAGCCGTCGGTGATGCAGTCGGCATACATGCAGACGTTGCTGGCGATGATTGCCTTGTTCATCCACGCGGCTTCCGTCACCTTCAACTCCGACTTGAGCCTGTTGAACTTATTGTCGCGCAGAGGCGCAAGGGCAACATCAACGAAGTTGTAGCCTCCAACGTAGCTGTAAATATCAGCAGCTTGTATGCGTCCGTAGTTGTTGTTCTTGCCCTTGTTGCTGAACACCTGCTCATATTGCTGATATATCGGGTTGCCCTCATTCCACCCGGCAAGGTACAGCATGTAGCGCCCTTCCAGCGTGTGATCGTCGCAGAGGCGCGACAGTGGCAGCTCCAGCAACGCCACGTCCTCCGTGTGCTGCGCCGCGCCGAAGTAGCCAAAGCGCAGGCGCTCGCTCTTGGTCGGTTGTGGCTTAAATTGGTCATACAACAGGTGTGGCACGTTCTCGCATATGGTCGCGTTTCGGTTCAGCTTGACGATCTCATCGCGCAGGTACGTCGTAGTCGTGATGACCGCATCAGCAAGTTTGACGTGTTCAGCGACAATCGCAGACATGTTCGTGTCGTGGTAGTGCTTGTAGAAACTATGCCCAGTGCCAAGATGCCAGTAATCATCCATGTCCAAAATGATCTTCGCGCCGTACTGGCGCAGGATGTCAGCGACAGGCTTGACCGCCTCAATTGGCCCTGCAATCCAAGTGCGATTATACAGGAACACGTCGATCGTTCGCAGTTCTTCGTCGCTCATGGTGCGCACGTCAGCGATGCTCACGAACTCGGCCTCGCTGCCGAACATCTCATGGACACGGCTGCTTGGCATCTCCAAGCGGTAATAGCTGCACCCGGTGGGATGCTGATTGTAGACGATACATACACGCATAGAACAAAGTTAGCCCAAAAAAAAGAACCCTGCGCCACCATTCGCAGGGTTCTCCAACCAACCAAAATCTATGCTAATATACTTACGATCCGCCAGTGATTTGCGTGCTACTTGTCAAAGCGGCGATTTTAGTTGAATCAACCTCGCTGCATGGCAATTCCTCCATACCTGTGAACGTCAACTCGTAGCCATTCCTGTCACCCATGGCAGTACCTGTCTGCGACGTGCCGCCGCTGACGTCAAGGCCGTTGCTCCTCCCCAGCAGCCAGTACTTGCCATTCCTATCGGTCACAATAGCCATCAGCCTGTTGAGGCCAAGGAGTCGCAACTCATTGCGCACGTTCTGCGCCATTCTGTTGATAGGAAAAACCAGCTCTTGCTGATAGAAGATAGTGCCGTTTTCCGTCGAGGCGTTGACAGTTTCGGTGAACTGCCCTGCACCTTTCGGCACTTCGTATTTGTAGAATCCCGAAGCGGGGAAAGTACCTGTCACCACGCCCGAAGCATCTACTGCAATCGTGCCGGTGACGCTGTTGAAAGCGATGAGGCGAACCTCCGTGATGCCACCGACATTGTCGCGGCATCCTAATTTATAACCAGTTGTTAAGGCGCAAGGCATGTCTATTTTGTTTTAGTTATTGACAAAAGAAAAGAAGCGGGGAGGGTTGCCCCTCCCCACGTCATCAGCCTGCAGGTGTAGTCGCGTTAGACGCTTTATACAACACCATCTGTTCAGGGAAGGCAAACTGCACACCGTACTTAAACGCCGCTTGGAAGCGCACTTGGTCATTGTCGTAGGATGCCCAAATGCGGAATTGATCTTCGTCGCTCAATAAGTCCGTGCCGTAGTACAGGTTCTCAAGCGAAGTAGCAACGATCCTGCGCGTGTTGTTCATGCCATTCACCGCAACGACTTTCAGGTTCGTGCCGGGGAAGAACATCTCACCACCGCCAAGCTGTCCGAGGTCGCCTTGGAATAGGTTAACGCTGACCAATTTGTTAGCTAACAAACGATACACGTCCCATCCGCAAAATGCAACAAGGTCAGGCCTGCTCACAATTGCGACAGGGATGTTTTGATATACGTTCTCAAAAGCCGAAACGATTGTCGCATCGCTGAACGCAGCACCTGCCAACGATGACACGATAGTAGCTGATGCCGTGGTTTTCTCCATAAGGTGCAGAAGTCCTACGGTCTTGTTCAACGTAGCGTCACCGCTTATTGTAGCCGACCCTCCAGTCCATCCAGACGCGCCTGTCGCCGATGTCGACTGCCAAATTGCAGTCTCGATGTTAGCGGCAATCTTCTTCGCCTTCTGCGTTGCAAAAGCCTGCTCAAACGGCACACCTTCGTAGTTGCTGCCCTGTGTCAACTGGGTGGCAAGCCACTTTGTTTCCATCTCACGAGGGCACAACTCCTCCTGCACCTTGACACGCGCAACGCTGATGACGCGCTGGCTGAATGACGTTGTGCCGCTGGCTGCCCACGCGCATGCTGTGGCGGATTGAAACACGGCGTCGGTGTCCATAAGGTTCAACGCCTCTTGATTTTTTACGCCCACGCGCTTCTGCATGAGCGACTGCGTTTTTGCGTCGAAAACGGCAGTAGTCAACAACGGGAGCTTATTCTGCTCTACGTAGTCGGTTAGTCCTGAAATTGAAAATGACATAGTTTATTTTTTAAGGGTTTTTAGGGTTTCATTCAATTCTGCAAGACGGTTGGCGCGGCTCATCTTCACGGATTCAACGACCGCGTCACTTGCTCTTTTCTTAGGCGCAGCGGTAGGCATCTGCGCCAACGCTGATAACGCCGTGTCAATCGTGCTGAACCTTGCAGCGTTAGCCTCTACCTCGCCGCCCATCTTTGCCATCAGTTCCTCAACCTTTGCCGCCAAGGCAGCGATAGCCGCCTCCATAGCTTGCATCCTCTCTTCGTGCGGATCAGCAGGTGCGCCTTCGCCTTCGGGTGTGACTTCAATTTCTACCTCTTGCGCCTCAACAGCTTCAGGTGCCGGTGCCGGTGCAGCGTCGCCAATCTCGACGATCTTGCCTCCCTCGGTAGTCACAACGCCAACTTCGGGGATTGAGTGCGCGCCATCGGGAGCAGGCAGCAGTCCCTCTTCGGTCACGACATAGACGAGCGTGCCAACGGCTAACTCGCCATCGACGCGGATCATCGTGCCATCCTCCAACTTGTAGTCGCTGAACGCCAACGGCACAGCGGCTGGTGCCGGCGCAGCGGAGAAGCTACGCAGCACGCGGGTTAACTCTGAAATTCGATCTGATAGGTTCATATAGTTAAATATCGTTTGGTTTGATAGTATGCAAAAAACTCTCAAAGGCCTGGGCAAACTCCGACATGGCCACTTCAATCTCGCTCTCCGTTGGCTGCATCCCGAAGTAGCCTTCAATTGAAAATCCTGTGAAGCTGTCGCGGTTCTCCCAGACTTGATCGTTCTCGACCTTGAACGATCCAAACCAGCTGCCGTCAGCGACATCCTCGAAGCCGGTAGGAGGATTTACGCCCCTGTCCCTGTCGATAAGGTAGCTTTCAAACATGTAAACGCCATCCAGCTCTTGCCGGTGTTCCGCGTTGACGTTGTGTTGGTTGCCCTGCTTAAAGTACTTTTGCACCATCTTCCGGATTGTTTCCTTTTGGAAAACGACGTAGTACTCGCCCCTCGTTTTGTCCCTGCGTAGTATCGGTGTATCGGCGAGCATCAACGGCCCTGTCAACACGCGTTTTTCGCCTGTTTCGGTAAACCGCATCTTTTCCTTGCTGAACGCCTGAAATGGCCGCTCAATCGCAGGGGATTCAACGAGCGCGACGTAGCTGACGCCTTCGTCAACTTCATCAATGGTCATCAGATAGACTGGTAGTTCCATAGCGTTAAATATCATCAGTTACCCAACTGTGCAAATTGCCGAATCGTGCGCAGCCTGTTTTGTATCCCACTCACGTCGGACTCTACGACGTAGGCACGTAGTGGCTGCCCTTGTGGCTGCCCGGTGTTCGGGTTGATCAACTGGCTATTCGGGTTGAGCGCGTTGCCCTGTGGCGCTGCCATGCCTCCGCCGCCCCCTGTGCCAGCTGTGCCGCCTCCGCCGCCTCCTCCGCCGCCGCCGCCAGTGATGCTCCTGACCTGCCCGATGCTGGTTGCTGCAATAGCGGCGATGCGTAGGCCAGCGTTAATCTTCGCCATCGTGCTAAGGCTTAGCGCCTGCGTCACGCCAGCAGCACCAGCTGTCAAAGCGTTGGCAGGGTTCAGCGCTGCGTTGGCATTGATGCCTGCCAGTTCCTTCTGCAAGTTTATAACAACTTGCGCTATTGCCATGCCTTTCTCCAACGCCAGCGCCGCCAACATCACGGCTTTGCTCTTGCCCCCAAGTGATCGCATAATCTCAACGACGCTACTCGATGCGGCGTTGTAGAACTGAACACGCGCCTCATTGTACGCCTTATCCCGCTGCAAGTCCTCTTGCCGTAGCTTTTCGCGCTCTGCGTATAGCTCATCTTCAATTTGTATCTGATGGTCTAACTGCGCCCTCTGCGCATCTAACTCCGCCTGATCCGCTGCGTCCTGCTGTTCTTGAATCTTGGCCGTGCGTTCAGCGCGCAGTTGCGTCAGCAATAGGTTGGTCGCCTCCTCGTTGCCCTGAACCTTGGCGAGGCGCTCCTCATAGCTGGCGTCAATCTGCTCCAGTTCACGCTCGTTGGCAGATAGGCTGCTCTCCAATAGCACCTGCCTGCTGTCGGCAATGATGCCGTCAATTTCCTTCTGCTTTGCGGCGGCAGCTTCCCGCTCCTGCTCCTGTTTCCTCCTGCGCTCTTCGGCGGCTTTCTCGCGCTCTTGCTGCCTCTTATCCGCATCTTTTGCGGCAGCGTCCTGCTTTTCTAACTCTGCCTTTTTCAGATAACTTTCATACTGCGCGCGCAAGACATTATGCTGATGCCGCGCCTCCGCCATCTCTTCCTCATCCTTCGCATTTTGCAGTCGCTTCCTGCTGATCTCAAACTCCATCGCGAAGACCTCGGCTTCGGTAGCGCCGCGCTCCTTGGCGATTTCTGCGGCACGCTCCATCGACTGAATCTGCTCGTCAATGTTCTCCTTCACCTCAATACGCAAAAAGCGTTTGACCGCCGCCGTCAGCTTGTCATAGTTGGCAATCAGCAAGCCAATGGCTACCACCGCCGCTCCGATGCCTGTCGCTACAAGCGCCAATCGAAACGCCTTCATTGCCCCTGTGCTGGTCCCCACTGCCAGCGCATAGGCACGCTGCGCCGCCGCGTTTAGGTTGACCATCACCGCCGAATCTTTGTTCAGCGCGTTGGCGACAGCCGTAGCGCCATTGACTAACGCCAACGCCGCCTGCACCTTCATCATCGCCTTCTGCACATCCTCGCTCTCCTCGCCGAACAACGCGGCTGCACCTTGCGCAACAGCGAAGCCGCCTGCGATGCCTTGTATCGCAGAGGTGAACGTGTCCAGCGTCCGCGTATCTGACGCCAGCGCCTTGACCTGTGCGCTTGTGTCGCCGATGGCGTCCTTCAGCGATCCTGCCTCGGCAGCCATCCGCCGGAACTGGTCGGTGTTCTTCTGCCCCGCCGCTTCGAGGTCAAGCATCTGCTTTTGCAAGTCGCGGAGGCGTGCCTTCGCTGACTGCGTCGCCTTCTGGGTGTCGTCTTCGGCTCTGACCTTGACGGTGATCTCTTTGTCTACTTCTGCCATAGTTTAGCTTGTTGGATCTGCTGGGAAAGTTGGGTCTTCGTATGTCTTGCCGAAATTAGGATCAAGCAACGTCACAGGCGTGTAGATGCTGGCGTTGATCTCGCCGTCAGTCTTGGCCGTTGGGTCATCGCTGAAAGTTGGGTCAAGTGTCGTAGGCACAAAGGCGTCGATTGGCAGCACCCTGCGCATCGTCACCCTGCATAACTTAGACTGGCCAACAGCGTAGTCTTTAATCTCCAACAGCCGCCAGTTTATGCCCTTCCAGTAGATCAACTTACGAAAGTCAAGCGTCGCGATGTCGGTAGAGGTCAATAGCATCGTACACTCCACGGTCATCGCCTGCTTGCTGGTTAGCTCAAAGATGTAGCCGTCCCAAAAGTTGTTGAAGAGGTTGTTGTTGTTGTATAACAGCGGATTTCCGCTGACGTCGTAAGTTCGATAGAAGATACGCCGCGGTATGCCAAACGACAGGTCAAAGTTCCCGGTCGCACTGGTGTTGTATGGGTTCTGCAGGTGCGTCGCTAAGCTGATAGCCGACACAACGCTGATCACACTGGAGGCAACGCTGTTGGAATAAAGCTGCCCGAAGTAAATATAAAACGTCGAACTAAAGCCTGTGTTGTTAGGCTGAACATAGCCGCTATGCAGCGCCAACCGATAGCCAAGCTGCAAGCTGCGCGGGTTGCCGTTGCCATCGGTGTCGAAGCCTCGCCCTGCGATGAGGTTCGTCGTGTACTGCGCCGGGATCAGCGTCTTAGCCTTCAAGTCAATGACCTGATCTCCGCTCCTGTTGTAGTTGCCAGTGTCATAGATTCGCGATCCATACCCCTCCTTAAACTCGCTCTGGTACAGCTTTCCAAGTGCGTCGCCTCCATCCGCGTATTTGAAGACATAGCGCTTCTTGCTGCTGGGGTCTCCCATCAACACTGTCATCTCCGCATTTTCGTCGGACTTCTGCGACCAGTCCAAAACACTACTGGCATAGAACGACGTGAACGGCTCAATGTAGATCAGCTTCGGGTCTTGCGGCGATTGGTAGAAGTATAGGTTGAACATCTTCTGCAAGTCTTGCAAGAAGTCAATCTGCCTCACGTCCATCGGCAAACCCTTCTGCATGCTGATCGTATTAAAGCGCCCCATGGTCACGCCTTTGATGGTCAACTTCCGGTTAAGCAGCGTAGAGTTGCCTGCGCCTTTTATCGCTTTAATGTAAAAGCTTTGCTGTGGCTGCAGGTAGATATTTTGCCGCCATTGCACAGTGCCGGTTGCTCCTGTCCACGCCACGCGATGCGCAATAAGCGGCCCTGTTGGGTTGCTGAAATAGCCGCGAAATAGCGCAGTCAAAAGCGCTCCTGTCGAGCCGCTGCAGACGGCGGTGAACTCAAGGTCGAAGCTATGCGCCACCGTGTCTTCGTTGCGAAAGTAGGTGTTGCCACTTATGATGCTTAACCCGGATGTCAAAGTAAAGGGCGCAGTGTTGTTTACAGGGAAAGACACGTCAACACCTCCAGTCGTCAGTGTGAGCGTCGCACTGCCGCTTACATTGCCGCTGCTTGTGCTATTGGAAGACAAAAGCCAGTCATTCGCCCAAGGCACTACCAGCTTCGAGAATACGTTGCCGCTACTGGATAGAAAGTTCGATTCGTAGCGGTAGCCATGCTGTGCGAAGATTTTGTCGACCAGCATCTTTGCGAAGTAGCACGGCCGCCACTGATAAATCGGCACAAGGTTAGGCGCAATGTATCCGTACAGGTTGAGGATAGGCGCAAGCGTCCCTGTCGGCACTGTGCCGTTGACGTCGGCGTTACCCTCCGCGTCGATGTATGCATAGCAATATCCACTCGTCGCACTGTTGGCATTGCCAGCAACGATGACATCAAGGTTGCTGAACTCATGGTCGTAAGTGTCGACGCCTGCCGTAGACGCCAGCAGCGTCTCTCCCATGACGCTGAACAAGCTAACGCTCTCGCCGTAGATGCTGACCTCGTAAGTCGGCACTCCCCTGGTAACCCTCATCGCCATCATCTGCATAGTGCCGCTGAATACCTGGACGCCATCGCTCCACACCGCACAGTCGATGCGCTTGTTAGGCGTGAACCCACCAACGAAGCTCTGCACGTTGTATGCATGTCGGAAGGCGTTGTCGTTGCGCGTCGTACTCGGCAGCGTCACCGTCTTGCTGTAAGTCCCTGACCTGCGCGTGATGTCCTGCGCGTCTTGAATCGTGTACGTCAACTCAATGTCGAAGTCCTCCATTAAATCGAGGTCGACACCTGATGCCAGCTTGTTATCGGCGTCCGGGTAGCAGACGAATTTGACGTTACTCATAGCGCCGTGTTTTCGTAACCCACCTGAACGTCAACGCTGATCTGCTGCAACTTATCAACGACACGCTTGCGGACGTTGTAGGTGTCCGTCTTGACTACCACTGGAACGAGCTGCGTGCCAAGCTGAATCCAGCACTCCGGTGAGTAGATCATCTCTTGCAGCCATGTGAACTCCGCATCGGTGAGCCAGTCGCTGTTCAGCGTGTAGGTGTCGCGGTACGTCACTGACCACTGCTTGTCATAAACGTCATCGCCGTAGACGCTGGCGTTGTAGCCGTAGGTCTTGCGGTCAACATCGACGCGCTGCCTGTTCATCCGGGTGAAGGTGTAGCTGTCAATGCCGCCGTACATGTTCCGGAAGAAAACACGTAGGTCGTTGTAACGCTGGCAGTTGTCAATCGTTATCGTGTATGTTGGGGTGAAGTCCTTGTCTACTGCCACGTCATCATTGTAAAGCGTGACCGTGTAAGTGCTTCCGACTGGCGGGAAGTTCTTAGTGCCGTCATCCCCATCGCTTGTCTGCATGTCGGTGAGGTTGTAAAGTCCAATCGGCCCAAGGTTGAAGTAGTTGCTGATGTTGCTGCTTCCCGACACGGTAAATGTGCGCTCAAGTGAGGTCTTGTCGTAGTACTCGATTTCCGCCACCGGCACGCTGCCCGACTTCAATATCAACCCAATGAAGTCATGTTGACCGCTGGCCATGCTGTAAGCCGTTGGCCGATTGCTCACCGTGATCTGATTGGCCGAACCAAATCCAGCTTGATAGTTGTCGGGTACAAATGCCGCGTAGTCCTGCTGCCTGAACGCCGCCTGCCACGCGATAAGTGACGCTGATGCTGTGCCGCCTGTGGCCACCGTCGGGGGCGTGCCAAACTCCTCCCTGAATGTCAAGTTAGCGTTCACCGCATAGCCGCCGTTCTGCCAGCCGCTTGTTAATTGCGGCACTTGTGGCGTGATCAGCGTTTCAACAACTTTGCTCACCCCGAAGAAGCCGTAGTTTGTTGTTGGCAGTTTGTCGCACTTCAAGCGCGCGGAGGAAAGCGACCCCGACACGTCGCACACATAGCGAAAGTTGGCGGAGGCGGTGTTGTTGCTTGACACGACCACGACGTCGCTGTTGCCGACAGGGAGGAGCGAGGGGAGCGGTGAAATTACTGTAATACTCATACGTTCATTGATAAACTTATTTCTTTGCCTGCCACCTGTGCGATGCTGCTCACCAGCTCGTCCAGCTTACTGTCGGTAAGCACAGGGTTGAGGAATGGACGCGGCTTGATACCTCTTTTTTTGATGGTGACTGCAATTTTATATGCAGCTTGTGTAATGCTATTATCTGCATCCGTATCATCAAAATCAGTTAATGCAACTGGTTTATCCTCAATCCATTTTTTTATTGCTTCTATGTGCTTTAGGCTTGGCGCAATGCGCTTAAAAGTAAAAGGCAATCCCCTGTTTTCCTTTACGCCATTAACGCCGTACTCCACGAACTTCCAATACGTCGCCATCTCCATAGCCACCTGTGCGACCTTTGCCTCTACCGGCAACTCCGCGAAGCCTACCGACTGGCGGAGGTTTAACGTCGCCTTGGCGTCAACGCTGTCAATGCCTTCGGTAGTCAGCTTAATGACGTCGCTCATCCACCTGACCATAGCAAGGTTCACGTCTTTGCTGGCTGACAGGCTGACGCTCTTTGTAACATCGCTGCCAACGCCAAGGACGTCGCCTTCAATCTCCGTCGTAAACTTCATGCATGTAAATATCGCAGCGCGAAAATCTATGCACTACGGCATCGCCTTCATCAGCAACAGCGCGTTCATGAACTCCCTTGCCGGCATATTGAAGACCTGATCCATGCGCAGCGGATCTTTTCCGGCCATACGGTAGACCACACCCACCCAGCCGTAGTTCGGCTTCTTTACGCCTTGGCCGTTGTCGTCGTCGTCCCCTGCTCCGTCAAAGACCTCCGCGTAATCGTCAACAAAGGCTCTGAAAGCTGCAAAAAAAAAGCGGCATAACCCCAAACGTCACCCATGTTCATCTGCAACATCGCCTCTGCGCGCTGCTTATGCCCCTTGCCGTCGTATGCCTTCGGCCACCACTTCCACACCCTGCACTCCCTCGAAAGCGTCGCCAAGATCAGGTGCAAGTTGTCAATCACCCCCTGCTCGCTGCTCATGTCGTAGCTGTACAACTCCACAAGCTGCCCTGCGCTGATTTCGTCAATGAACCACTCAAATTGATACCACTTTCCGGCGACCTTGGCGTGACGCTTGGCAGCCAGTGACGATAGCGATTTGCTCGCGGCGTTGATCTCTCCGTAGCGCTTGTTGACCTCTGCAATCGTCATCTTCTTGACTTGCTCAATCGGCAGGTTGTCAATAACTGCAACTACGCCGATCTTTTTGTCGCTGGCCGTGTAGATGCTGTTCGCCTCAATCGACACAATGCGCTGGAACTGGTCGACGGTGATTTTGTTCAGTAGGCTCATGACAGCAGCTTTTGTATTTTCTCAAACGTCGCCTCGCTTTGCGTCCACACACCCAGACCGTGTGAGTGTTCGAAGTTGTGTTTATACCCCTGCAACTCTGCAAAGAACCTGCCAACATCGTGCGGGAAGCTGATCGTATCGTGAAACAAAACGACGCCATCAGGGTTGAGGAATGGCAGCCAAGTCGTGTAGTCGTTCTTGACCGCGTTGTAGGTGTGCAGGCCGTCTATGTGCAGGATGTCGATCTTCTTCTCCCAGCGCTTGGCCACGTCGTCGAAGTAGCCTTTGATGAAGTATAGGTTCTTCATATTCAACGTCGCCCGGAAGTCTTCGCGCAAACCCATGACGTGGTCGTATGTGCTGCGCCTCCCTGCGTGTTCGTCGCCCTCAAATGAATCAATGCCGTACACCTTGCCGAATCCAAGCACCGCAAAGCAAAAGGTTGAGAATCCGTAGTCAACGCCAAGGTCGACAGTCACCTTCGGCTTAAGTGCCTCGGTTAGGTTTATCGCAAAGTTGCCGTGCCCCTCCCACGCCGTTGGCTTGGCAAGGATCATCTGATAGAAGTGTTTGACTGCGTGCATGGTGCAAATTTACTACATGATAACATACCTACCACCGGCGTTGGCGGATAGCTTGTTCAAAGCAACGTACCTTACCGCGTCAATGGCGTGGTTGTACCTGTCAATCGGCACTCCCAACGACGCGCCGGAGCGGTCGGTGTCCCAAGTGTAGTTCCTCAACTCCTTGATCAGGTTCGTCGATTCACGCGTGACCAGTAGCGGCTGCCGCTTCAAGATGTCGATGCTGTTCCTGATGCTATCGGCGCCCTTCGTAGCCGGGTGGATGTTGAAGCCAAGGCGATGCACCTCCTCGATGCTCTTTGGTTCAGCACTGTCTGCAATGATCGGCCACGACCTGTTGATGCCGAGCTTGCGAAGGTGGTCAGCGATGTCTTGGTTCGTCAGGCCGCTTTGGTATAGCAACTCGTGCAACAGGATAGCGCTGCCACGTCGATAGACCGCCACCACCGCCGTCGGGTCATTGGTGTAGCCCCAGTCGAGGCCAATGGCTACCAGCTTATCACCAGCGAAGTCAATGCCTTCGACCTGCTGCCAGTCGTCAAAGACTACGCCCTGAAGCGATCCAACTTCACCGAGGCCGTACACCTTCCACCAGTTCGCCCAATACGTCGATGTTGCCGCTTTGACCTTGGCCTGTTCGATGTCATTGCGGATCGTTTCCGGCAAGGCTTCGTTGTCCTGATAGGTCAGCACGATCAGTTCGCTGTCTGCCTCTGCCAGCACCTCGGTATGCGCCCAGAACTCCGACACGGGGTTGAAGTCGATGTAGATGCTTTCGCTTGTTCGTATGGCCAGCTGATAGTAGGCTTCGAACTCTACGTTGTTGGCCTCGTTGATGTACAGCACCTGCCTCCTTGCCCCTCGTAGCTTCGCCTCCTGATCCGCGCTAAAGAACTCAATCGTGCTACCGTTGGCGAAGGTGTACGTCAGCAGCGTCTTGTTCCAGCGGTCTATGACAAAGCGGTTCGTCCACTGCATGACTTTGACGAAGTCCTTGATTGCACCCCTGCGAAGGTGCGGGATGCTTTCAGAAACTACGCTGATTTCAGTCTTGGCCTTTGCGGCGATGTGGATCAGCACCGCGAGTATTGCGTACGTCTTGCCCGCGCTTGTTCCGCCCTGTACGACCTTCTTGCGTGCGGTCATCTTGCGGATGCGCTTTGTCGCTGTCGTGTAGACGAAACTCATTCACCCATTACTTTCTTTAGCTTCTCAATGTAAACCACCGCATCCATCAACTCCTCCTGCAAATGCTGAAGCCACTGCTGCGTAGTTAGGTCGTTCCTGTCCATAGTTACGCCGTACTTCGCCTTGCCCGCCTCAGCTCTTGTCCTGAATTGGTCAACAACGGCTTGTGTGATTGTGTCAGTCATTAAACAGCGGTTGTTCGATCTTGACCTCGGTTTGCTGCTTCTCGACCAATCCGTTCAAGCGCTGTGTGATGCTGGTGTTGTAGATTCCACACATGCCGCCTCTGATCTGGTCAGCGCGGATCGTGGTCTTGATGCGCGTACAGACTTCCAAATAACGGTCGTATCTGTTGTCTGGATTCGTGAAGTATTGGTCAATGCTTTTGCCAATGCCTTGCTCGTAGCAGTATACTTGAAAGCCCTCAAACGTCAGCGGGTTCTCACGCTCACGATGCACTTTGTCGGCTTTGACACCAACATAGTCCTCGACCAACACAGGTGTTGCCTTTGTCTTTTTGCAATAGTCGGAAAACGCATCCCACATTGCCTCTGGCGTTTCAAAGTTCAATAGCTTTCCCATTACGCGTCTATGTTGTTTACGATGTCTATAACCTTTTCAACAATCGCCACCTTGGCATGCATGGCGTTGGGTGCGTCGCACTCGCTGATGCTGTCGAGGATGTTTGACAGGTTTGTCAATAACGCCCCGCGATCCTGCCACTCCATCGCCCTTGCGTCGTTGGCTTCGATTAGCACTCCGATCTTTTCTTCCATCTTAGTCTTCGTTTAGTTCGCCTAATTCTCGTAGCTTGTTCCTGCTCCATCCAAGTGCCGCCTTGCCGCCCCAAAGCAGGTAGCTGATGTAGCCACAGTCGCTGGTGCTGTCTGCGTTGTCGTAGTACGTTTCCGCGCGCGACAGGTAGCTATGCATCCGCTTGATCGTTTCAACGCTTATGCCTTCGCCTTTGGCAAGCTGCTGCGCTCTGACCTTGCCGGTCTGCGTCGCACACTTGTTGCCATTGCGCTCGTTCAATTCAATGCCGCGCTTGGCGTTGTTGCGCACACCATCGCCGTAGTCAGCGTATGTTTCAGCAAAAGCGCTACGGTCTGCCTCCCATTGCCTCGCACAAACGAGGTAGCGCTGCTGCTGGCTTGGGAACTCGCTGGCAGTCTTGTCGTCACCCATGCATCGCTGGATGAAGTCGGTTTTGCTTTCGCTGTCTGTTGGTGTAGGTAGTGGCATATTGATAAATATCATTCAACTGATAATCGTGCACGGGAGTCCATTGCGTCTGCCATCATTTCCTGCAATCGCGAAACGGCGCATGATCCGCACCACCAGTTCGTACGTCCGTAGCCGTTGGCGTTGGCGACGTTTTCAAGCATCGCGACCTCGCTTGGCGATAGCGACATGGTCTGCGACGCGTAGTAACCGTCAAGCTTATGCTTGACCGATAGCACCTGCATAGCTTCGTCAAGTGTCATTTCTCCGAAAGTTTAATAGTCAGCACCGTCAACCCGGCGGCGCTTAATCCGACCGGTATGGCAAGCATCCAGTGCAGGTTGGAGGCTGCGATGGTCAGCACTACGCCCCACCAAAAGGCGAGGCAGGTCAGGCAGGTCAGCGGCTTGCACTTCGCATAGCGGTAGTACCACGCTGGCAGGACGTTATAGCGGTTCATCGCCAAGGAAGTCATAGTGGCCAAAAGCAAGATAGTAATCAGATCCAAGTTCATGTTTTAGTCGTTGTTTGCAGTTGTTGATTGTGTACGAAATTGATCGCCAAGGTATCTTGGTGTGGCGCTCGATGAGCTTCTTGTTGCCCAGTTCAAGCCATAGGAGGAATAGCTGTTTGTCGTAGGGGTAGGCACCGGCTTTCGCCCAGCCATCCATGACTTCGAGCGCCCGGTTAAATATCGCATCAGGCCTTGCGTCATACGGCTCATCAGCTGCCTCCAGCTGCTGATCGGCGATTTCTTCACGCAGTTCATTGTGTCTGAAGTCGCGTTGAAATTTAGAGTTGCGACTTCGGTATAGGTTGATAGCCATGCGCACGATGTAGAAGTTGAGGTAGCCTCCTGCGTGCATTGCTTCGATCTTATCGGCTGGCTTTTCATATAAGCGGATGACGAGTTCATGTTCGAGGTCAGGCGCAAGGTCAGGCGTTGCCAGCTGCCGCGCTATCTGACGCAGCTTGCCGCTGGTGTACAGCGTTAGTATGATCGTGCGTGCCTCCACATTGATTGCAAATATACATAGTATCTCTTGGTCTGACGTTGTGCGGTTCGTAGCGCTTAATTTCTTTGAGCCAAGTGTACTTGTTCATGGTCACCTGCAGAATGTAGATGACCTCCAAGCCGTGGTGGACAGTTGAATAATGGCGACGCATCAGCTTGGCTATCTCCATCAACGTCATCTGCATCTTACTGCGCATCAAATGCATGAGGCAGTATCGCGCTTCGGCGACTTCGCGGTGACGGTCTTGGCTCTGCATCTGACGCAGGCCAACGCCTGTGCGCTTCGTGACCTGCTCCGCGTAGTAGTAGAACTCCCTTTGTCTGTTCATTGGTTGGTGGTTGTTGCTAAAATATCTTTATATCGCTGGTGTATTTGACGTTTGTGATGAACGTCTGAATGACATTCATTGCATAATATTTGTATATTTTCCTTAGTATCTTGACCTCCGTTGCAGACTTCAATAATGTGATGCGCGACAAGATGCAGTGACGGATTTAGTTGACTTAACCATTGTTTATCACGACTGCAATTCCAGCAAAAATCACGCATAGATTCATTGACTAATTTAATTAGCTTCCTATGCTCTGCACGATTTTGATTCTTTTCATTTTCAGGTTTTTTAACCCAAGCCAGCCATTTGTCGCATTTTGGGCAAACACATTTAGCGTAGTGTGCTAAATTTTCCGTCTTGATTATTTCACCAAGTGTTCCGCATATTTCGCAAATCTTTTGTTCGTCTGTTGTCATTCGTTGGTGGTTGATTTGTTGATTGCTTTGAGAAAGTCATCGAGTGATCGCACGATGAAGTATTTGTAGCCAGCCGATTCAATCTGCATCTGCCAAATTTTCTGCGCCACGTTTTGCCGCCCTGTTTCGGTCTTAAACTCCAACGCTATCATCCCTGTCGGCGACAGGTATAGCATATCCGCGACGCCAGCGACAACGCCCATGCCCTTCATGACTGCGCCTTGATAGCTGTTGTTGCTGTTGTTGTTCACCGCAAAGAGTAGTCCGCGCTCTGCTTGGTAGTTATTCCAGTGATAGACGAAGCACTGGGATTGAAGTCTGAACTCTGTAGACATGCGAATAGTGGTTGGCCGTGATCGTTTTTAAGTTCCTGCAGGAAGAAGAAGTACCCCATGCGGTAACCGCACAAATTTAGCAATTTCTTTGCGGTTTGTTTGTCCTTAATGATGTTATGAAGCACCCAGTGCAGCTTGATTTTCTTAAGCTTAATCAATGCCGCCACTTCTTCCAGTGTTGCCTGCTTCGCCATGTTTCGGTAGTCGATTGGTGTGTAGTTTCCGTTGATCTGCAAGATGACTTCTTCACCCATCTCCCCGACTTTGACTGGCGCGACGTAGCCGCACGCAGGGCAAGTCGTCAGCGACGTGTGCATCATATACCCGCACTTCCTGCAGTTCTTCTGCGGTGCAATGCCTTTGCTTTTCTTGGCTTTTTTCTCCAGCTTCCAAACGCGGTCAAACTCCCACGCCTTGTGCTGCTCCCTGTTGTTTCCAAAATCCAGTATGGTAAACTCCTTCTTAGTCTGCGTCACCCGGCTGCCTCTGCCGCACATCTGCAAGTATAGCGGCAGTGACTTTGTCGCCCGGTAGAGGATTACGACTTCCACGTTTGGATCGTCGAAGCCAGTGGTTAGGATGCCGCAGTTGCACAGGATGCCGTTTGCACTTGCCTTAAACCACGCCAGCACCTCCTGTCGTTCATCAGGCTTCATCGTGCTATCGAGATGCCTCGCTGGCAGCCCTGCGCCTTGCAGCTCGCTGCATAGCTCCTTACTCGACGCGATACTTGGCGCAAATGCCAGTGCCTTCTTGCCGTTGCAGTAAAGGAGATAGTTGGCTATGACACCGCGAAAGACTTTCTGCTTGCTGTACGCCGCACCCAGTTGCGCCGCGTCGTAGTCGCCGTTATAGGTTCGCACTCCGGTCAAGTCTACTGGCACGCTGTACGTCGTCGGCGTTGCGAGGTATCCGTCGTCTATCAACTCGCGGATGGTGACAGGATCGACTATTTTCGTGTAAAACTCCTTCAACGCCTTTTGGTTGCCTTCGCGATGCGGCGTTGCTGTCGCGCCTATGACCGTTGCTTTTTCTGGTATGTAGGCAAAGAGTTTGTCGAAGCTGCCTTTGTGCGCTTCGTCGATGATTACGAGGTCAATGTCCTGCATCATCTTTTCGTATTCCGCCTTTGCCATTCGTCTGTTCAGCGATTCAATCATCGCGATGTAGCATGTTGATTGTTGCAGTTTTGCTTTGCCTTGCTTGATGGCTATTGGTGAAACGTCAAAGCGTGTGAGTGCGCCGTCTGTTTGCGTCAAAAGTTCAACGCGGTCTGTGACGATTAGCACGTTCTTGCGTTTGTTCAATGCGAACTGAACCATTGCGCTGAACATTACCGTCTTCCCTGCACCTGTTGGAGCGCACAGGATCACGCGCCTGTTGCCCTCGCCAATGGCAACGCGCAACTGCTCGATGGCTTTTTGCTGATATGGTCGGAGTGTAGTCACTTGTAGTTGGTTTGTAGTAGGTTTTTTGCAAGATAAGTTACTACAAAAAAACGGCCTTTGCAATATCGTGAAGGGCGTTTTTTG